TAAATTATTGTCATTCCGTAAACCAAGCCATATATCACCCGGCAATATAATAGCCGTTGAACCTGATGCTGCAAGTGTGCCTGCCTTAATACCGTTGTTGAAAAGGTCAAAGGCCGCATATCCAGAAGTTCCTGAATCACGAAATTCCGCATTTGCACTTGCACTTGATTTTTCACTAATGAGATGTCCCATTTTTGCACCACCGTTTACCTCTAACGTATGTGTACCTACTGGTGTGCAACCGATTCCAACATTTCCATTAGATCTGTCAAACGTCATTACGTCATTCCAGGCACCGCTGTAATATCTCAAAAAAATCAGATTATCGCCTGCTTCATCAAATTGATATGCAAAGTGCCTGCCTGCTGTATCGTTTGCAAGTTTTAAAAGTAAATCAGTCCCCAAAGTATCACTTCCGTCTTGGACTACATCTAATCTTGCAGTTGCTGCATTTGTTGAGCCTATCATTAATCCCGAATTGTTAAACGATGCTATATTTGTGCCATTTTGAGTAGTGTTATTATCACCCAACAAAAATGATATTCTAGTTGCTGCATTTAACAATGCCGATCCACCTCCAATAAACACATTATTCGATGTTGAACTAATAGACCCCATTATAAGTCCTACTGGCTTTTCTGAAGTATTATAATGTCTGCAAGCGTATCTGAAATATTTAGTAGTGGAATCGGTTATGTTGTTACCTCCGACTTGCATATTGCCAACAATATCCAATGCACAACTCGGATTTTCATTATTAATACCAATATATCCTTCACCATCTACAGTCAATCTTGCGGCACTTACGGTTTGTCCTTTTGGTGTTGCTCTAATATTGAACTTTGAACCTTCACTCGTACTATTAAATATTTCAGTTGTCACACATTCAAGAATACCAGTGCCAACAAACGCTGAACCGTTGTACCCGTCAAATTGAAATCTTCCTAAAATATCTCCCATCTGCACTGCCGTAGGCAAAGTTTCAGTTCCCCGAGCTTTGCGCAAAGTCATTGCACCTGAGTAAGCACTGGTCCCAGAATATCTTGTTGCCTGAACTGTTGAATTCGCTTGAATATCTCCCACCACAGCTACCGGAGCATCAGGAGCATTGGTTCCAAAACCCACATACCCTGTGTTTCCACTTACTACGAGCTTATCAGTATTGATCATAAAATCATCGCCGACATCGGAATGCGTGTTAATATTTACACCAGCTCCTGTACTTTCTATAGTTATATCGTCTACATTTATTATAGATGTAGTTGACAGGCTGGTTGCTGATGCAACACCAAGTTCGGGTGTAACGAGTGTAGGTGAAGTACTCAAAACCGTTGACCCTGTTCCCGTACTGGTTGTAACTCCAGTTCCACCGTTAAGCACGGGAAGCGTACCTGTAATACCTGTAGTCAAGGGCAATCCTGTCGTATTAGTAAGCACGCCCGAAGCAGGAGTTCCCAATGCTGGAGTGACAAGCGTAGGTGAAATAGCACGTACCGGCGCACCACTTCCTGTTGCCGTTGTCCAAATCATGACATCACCGACACCACCACCAACGGGTATTTCCGTTACAGCACCACCTTCTAATATATCAGCCAAACCACCAGTTGAACGGTTGGTAATGCTTGCATCAAACGCCGGGCTTGCTACGAATAACAACGCTACAATAGGTAATATGGCGATCAATAGTTTTTTCATCTTTTCTCCTGAATTATTTAATTTCTGTCTATTAAAAGCCAACTGAAATCAGGTGTCCCAGAGCCAGAGCATTTGACCGAAAATGTTGTAGTGGTTTTCGTTGCTTCATCCACATAATAAGCACCTACATCCTCAGCATAACCCTTTGGGGTCACAAACACATGATATGTTGTACCAGCTAAAGTTGCGCCAATATTGATAATATCTCCAGCCGTACCGGCAAAAGTACCCGTGCCGGAATAAATACCAAAACTTGCCTGTAATGTAGCACCCACTTCTTCTTGAAACGTTCCTGCGCCAGTACCTACCAATATCCCAGAATTTTGAGTAAATTCCGAATCTTTAATGTATTGTGGATGATCATCAGCACTAAGTCCAACAAGGGAACCATGATTATCTGTGGATATGGCCACCCTTGATATTGTTTCAGAACGCCAATCTATAAAAGCATCGCCGTCATCTGTAGATACGATTTTACCATTCACAGCATTTGCATAAGACGTATTTGTTTGAAAAATTACTGTTGCGATTGGGTGTATTTCTGGGAACAATATGTCATTTATGATCAAACTCAGGAGTTCTATCTTTGCGCCATTCCTGGCCCTGGTTTTGGTAGTGTAAATTTCTTGTCCCATTACAGCTATCAGCGGATGGTCTTTTTCTGTTGTAACGAAAATATGACAAAGCACAAAATCGTTGTTTGTCACTTCCGTCAATTGCCATGCTCCTCCAGTGAATTGATTATAGGCAATTCGAGTAGCATCCGTTCCGTCAAAAGTCCGCACGCTGAAACCAGCTTCTATGTGTTTTTGCCAGTCAGCCCCTGCTCCAAGCATATAATAAATAGGAAGTCCCGTAACGGCGAGAACTGCTGACACAGAATGATGCAAATCTTCATCACTCGTGTTACCTGCATCAATTCCAAATTGTGCATCGGCTGTTATGCCTGTACCATCTACACTCATGGTATTTAATCCGAGTCCGCCCAGATAGGCAAGACCGGCTGTGAAATGCAAATATGCATGAGTGTTAGACGACATTGATATGCCGTGTCGTTCTTCTCCGAAATAAATAACCTTGGTAGCGCTAACATCCCAATACAGAGTTGTTATGATAGCCTTTGTACGGAAAATAGTATCAACGGCTCCGTCATTTGGGTTTACTGCTTCGGTAAGGGAATTTCCATCGTAATAAATAACATGTATTCCTTCTATATCTGATATTACAATGTCTTCACTTGCAGACTTTGTATATTTAGTTCCCAATACGAAGTAATCAAAATTTGTTACAGCCGGTGCAATTGTAAATGTGCGAGTTCCATCTACAAAAGACATCGTTGAATCAGTTGTATTAACAAATCCGTTCTGGTTCCATTCTGAACGCAACAGAGCACTACTGTCCGTAACCAGCTCTTTCTCTGTTCCTTCATCATCTGTTATATATAAATCACCACCAGCTTTTGGATATATGGCAATTTTATTCACTGATGGAGCACTTGGTGATGTTTGCTCTTCAAGTATTAGCTGTGACATTTTGTTACCCCACCAAAACCAATTGACTGGTTCCTTCAATTGTTAATATGTCTGCACCAGCGATAGTGAATTTGTTACCAGATACAAAAGCATTGCCTGTTGGCACTATGTAATCACCTGAAGTAGTCAAAGGAACATAGTAATTACTGCCTCCTCCTGTTTCCGTCCATGTGTTAGGAATCGCTGTTTTCCTCCAATGTGTTCCGTCCGTTTGAATATATTGCGTGCCAAAAGGCGCATTGTATAATAATATTTCGCCTGCTGTTCCACTACTGTTTACATTATTTGGGTCGGCATTATAGCCCAACTGAGAATCATCCGGCATCGTTGTGGATGATTTAAATTGAATGGGCCTTCGCTCTATTTCAACTACAGCCACCTATATGATCTCCTCAAAACGAATAGTTGAATCAGTACTTCTAGCACCTGTGGCTTCTGTATCAAGAACCCTGATAGTCCCTGCTGTAATGGCTGTCAAACACCATTGACCAACGACTGGGGGAGCTGTATTTAATGCTGCCCTGGTCGAAACATCTTTTATTATGGTATTTCCAGTATCAGGATCACGCCATGACAGCATACATTTAGTATATGTGACAACATTAGCCCCAAGCACAACTTCATTTCCAAAAGCTGCCAAAGTAAGGTCTCTACTGATGAGCCCGCCATTGTTTTGTGTTCCTGCAATATTAGCAGCTATCCCAGCATTATTGGTAGGAACAGAAGAATACGTCCAAGCACCAGTGCCTTTTGCATGTGCGTCTGTAATTGTCAAACTTCTCGTCCAATTCTTCCCTGATCCAGCAAAAGCTCCACCCACCCATGTTCCTGCAACACCAACTGCAAGACCCGGTGCTCCAGCAAGATTTTGGTTCGACGTGCAAGTAATTAAATGATTTGTTCCCGCCGCACTTGATCGTAATCGTGTAGCAGGTTGAGAAACCGTAACCAATGGGGCTACGTCAGCAATTTCTATTATAGTGTTTACTGTAGTACTGGAGTTATTACTGGCTTTGCTTGCTACGATTCGGAAATTTGAAGAAGTATCATTGTAATCGCCAGGATTTGTACAGGTAATGGCTTTACTATTTTCGTATGTAGTCGTATTGGCTATCTCAAAATCACCATGGGGTGAACTATAAACAATACTGGTATAATCAGTGACGGTAGTAGTTACAGTGCCTGCTTCCACGCCTTTAAAGGCAGTTTGTGTAGCTGGATAACCAATAACTCTAGCACTAATAACTGGCACTGTTTGATCTAGCTGTATGGTATTACTAGAAACTTTCTGGATGCCCGATGTATTAGATACATTTCTTGCTTCAAGTGTGCATGATTGTACTCCAGAATTACTTGAGATCCTTCCTGTAATGGCAAAAGTTCCACCGGACACTGTTTGCCACGTCAAAGAATCAAAAGCATCACCACCAACCAGTCTAATATGAGTGGCGGCAATTTCCACTGTTCCAGTAATTTGTACATTATCACCTGCCTTTACAGTTGTTTGGACGCCGGGTAAATCCCCTATCACGGCAGTGAGAATTATCGGCCCGACATCCATTGCTACAGCTACAGTATAGGTATTTTCAAAATATACGGCATCAATTTTGGTTGTTGTTCCTGATATGGAAGCATTGCCATAGTGAGTGTCGCCTTTTTGAGATGTCCAGGTGATTGCTATACCAGATTGTGAATCCGTGTCTATGTGAGGCGTGCCTTCATAAGCTGAGGCACATCTATCCCATTCAACATATACTGTCATATCAGTTGTGTCGGTTAGAACCGATGCTACACTAGATTCATTCGGAGCAGATGTCATTGTCGGTATGGTATTGCCAGCAGATGTTACATTGGTAATGAAAATTGCACCAGAGCTACTAGCGCCGCCAGTGCTCGTACCCTCACTCATTTGTGCACCAATACCGATCACACTCTGATCAACCGTCTCGCCAATAGCTACGCCTAAATCTCCAAAGTGCTTATTAGCAAATAACGATGGTATGTATCCTTCGCCAACGGCTGCGTTAGCTGCATAATTATAACCAAAACTTGGGATGAGCGTTGCATCGGAAATTCCGGTAAAAATAGAAATTCCTGCATAATCAACGACACCGATAAGGCTGGCCACACAGATACCTGCTGCTTTGAAACTCTGTTGCGGCATAGTGGTGTAGATTAAAGACGGTGTAAATCCCTGATACATATTACCGCACTATTACTGTCAGTGCATCGGCATTAACTACGAATGAATCACCAGATGCAATATCTTTAGGTGCTGTTACTGCTCCATGAAGTAACATATTCGTACCAGTATTTTCAAAAATAGCCCAATGAGTTATAGATCCCCACGCACCAGTGGCTGGACCAAACACAAGATCAGTGGTTGGTCCTGTGACTGTGGTTCCAACTCCATTAGACGATGCTGGTGTACCCAAAACAATGGTTTGTCGTGCGTATCCCATTGCAACTGGTTCTGCAATGCCAGATTTATCATCTAGTGGGTCTGCTGTCGATAATGCTAAAAGTAATGACGTAGGTGCAGCATCTACTGTTGTGCCTTTCAAGAAACCTATGATTTCTTGCTCTAAATATGCAGAGAATGCACTCATCTTGATCTCCTTATACTACTTGTGCGCATCGGTGAATCCAAAGATTTCCATCGGCAGCACCAGCTCGTTTTACTGCTGCAATTCTATCGGTCAATTCACAATAAAAAAGAAACGGTATGTCAGCAGGAATCCACGCATCATTGACTGTCGCGGCAGTACCAGTTGTTGACATGCTGATATGTACAGGCGTGCTGGCTATCATGTAAACACAATTACCATTAACAGCACTAGTAGTAACAGCAGAAACAGCAGTGATATTTAACGGTGCACCATCAATCCCACCAGCAATAGGTTTGACGGTTGGTATAATTCCTCCAATGCCTGCAGGTGTTTTTAACATGCGTTGTCCCTCCAAACGCCCCAACAATCTACTTCATTATTTTTGTTGGTTTTCTTGTAATCTTTTTGCTCGTCTTTATGGGAGCCGGTTTCTTAACAATCGGCTCTGGGATCACGGTTGGTGCTGGTTTTTCCAACGCAGGAATCGTTTGTGCAGATTGTGCCTTCTTCGGATTATCTGATACGTAAAACCCAGTCGCTAAAGATTCTTTTGCATCAATTGCATGTGCAAAAATGACAGCTTTTCCACTATCCTTTTCATAGACAGTTACCATTGTATTTTACCTCCGGGAACTAAGATTTACTACCTTTGGTGCATCTGTTTGCACAACATCCCAACCATCTTTATGAATTCCAAAAGACGATAGCACCTGTATAGTATCACCAATCAAACCATCACGAAAATCAGGATTGGCTTCATTTAATTTCATATCAAGCTTATCTAACATATGACAACCTTGCTGTAACATACCCATTGCTAAATGAAACATGCAGTAACAAGCACGTTCAGGGGAATCCGAATATGTAAACCGATTCCCACTGAGTATGGGATTTTTTTGGTACTCTTCATACGCTTTCAAAAAACCTTTAGCACCTGTGACCATTAAATCCATATCCTGAACCCATACACCATACTCAGTCATACACATAAGTAGGTCAAGATCTTTTGGATATTCTTTTAGACCAGCAAGCAACCATTGACGTGCCTTATCCTTACGCATCAACTTTCTGTACACACTCACAGCAGTACAATAGATAGATCCGTTAAATTTGACATCATTACGTTCAGCTACTTCTATGTATCTTTCAATGTATTTAGCAGCAGTTTCAAATTCATCATGTGCCGTATATAATTGCGCAAGATAAAATAACGCCGCAACATCATCTGGATCGTCAGTAATTCTTTTTAACAACAACCCTTCGGTTCTCTTTCTTTTTGCCAATGCTTTCTCTGGGGTCAAATCGTATCCATAATGATTTAAACGAATAAAAGGACATAACAATGCGTCAGGACGCCCTTTTATTATGACAGGAGTATTGTGAACAGTACCTTTATATTTAACGGAATCATTCCGAAATAGACGTACAGAATTAAAACGCATTGCTTGCATATCTTTTTGAATATCGCTTAATGTCACAGCGACAGACATGCAATCTGGTGATAATGCAGACAACCACCCCTTGACATCATCTTTAGACATTGCATTCTCTAAAAACAATTCCTCATCTGCATCAACAACAAACACCCAATCACCGGACGCATAAGAAAGCGACTGGTTTCTATGTTTGGAAAAATCATTCTCCCATGGATGTTCAAATACTTTGGCTCCAACAGACTTAGCAATCTCTATTGTGTTATCTGTGGAACCAGTATCAATTATTATTATTTCATCTGCTATGCCTTCCAAAGATGGAAGGCACCTGCGCAGATTAACCTCTTCATTCTTGACCATCATACAAATGGATAACGTAATTGGTTTCCGCCCCGAAATCTCCATCACGTTTCTCCATTTTAACTATAGATTTTACCAATATAACAATCATATTGAATACCAGTGCCACAAGTACCGCCACAAGTAATATAATGTCGGAGATACCTGTATACTGTATCATCAAAATCATTGGAGAATGGTACAATATACCGACCAGTGGTCATATCAACGTTGCTGGTAATTTGAGTAGCATCGCCAAGCTCAATAATCGCAAGGTCAACCAGGGTGCTGAATGAAGCATTTTTACCACCCTGCAAATGCATGGTAAACTTGGTTGATGACAAAATAGCAGGCACTGCATACACATCAATTACCATATCACCCCTGGTCCGCCCTCCACCAGTATCAAAAGTTTTGGCTGTTCCTATAGGACTCTCACCAACCATGCTGGTGGCAACAGTACCTTTTGCCTTCAGAACTAAAAGACTATCTTTTGTGCGCACTCTAGCACTTTTCAAAAATTCATGCGTAGCCATTTTTTTACCTCACTTATTAGAAATTCAAAATAAATCTCGTCATCTATAAGAATAGACGAATTACGCTACTACAGCTGCATCCTTGATATAACGCAATCTTGCAGCAGCACGTGCTCTCAAAATAGCTATGGAAACAAGCCACTCAACTCTGGTACGATACACGGGTTTTTCATCAATCTCACCCATATCACGCACATCCATCTCACCATTCTGGATTCCGAGTACGCCATTTTCTGCGAAAGACAGACAATAGATGGAAGTACCTACAGAGCTACCACTAGCACATGCCTCAGTAAATGGCATAATGTCGTCATAGTTATTATCCTTATCAGCAATAAGAATAGGCAGGTCGTTATACAGCGTCACAGTACGTCCGAAAGCGTCTTTATCATAAGTGATATAACCGCCAACGGTTGTCGTTCGTGCAGCAGCAGTCAGTCGCCTACGCATCGTTTTATTCATCAGCCAATGTGATGGGTCCTCCACTGCATCGTATAACTCATCAAGCTTCGCAAGTGAGAGAGCATCGCCACTAGCAGTAGCACCAGCATCAACGAGCTGATCACCAGTACACCTTACCTGAAGACCGTCAAACTCTTCAGAGTCTGCTTCAGTATCACCCTTAACAATAGTCTTAGTAATTGCAAGACTCAGAGCTTTGATCTTCATCGCCTCTTGTGCGGCACGCTGATCAAAATTACCCGTTTTTTCAAAGTAGGTGTCAACGTCAATATCGCCACCAGCAACAACGAGTGCTTCTTGAATTCTATCCACTTCTCCAGTTCCTTCAGCGTAAGCCTCATTCAAAGAACGAAACCCAACCGACGGTAGTTTTTGTTCCCTATTAAAAATAAGAGAACCACCAGGAATATTCTGGAAAGGCAATTCACGCAGAATATCAGAACTATTAGCAAACAATTCCATAACAGTAGCCTTTAGTGTCTCATCCCTACCAAGTGCTAGTTTGGCAGATTCAATCAATGTTAAAGCCATTTCAAATACCTCCAAAATTAAAAATCTTTAAATTCTATGTCTTTTTCAATCAATGTACTTATTGAAGTACAGAATGACAAGACATTACTCAGGCTACCGAGTTTTTTCCAAAACTGCGTTAGCGACGCAATACTTTAAGTCGTTCAGAGGGACTCATACGTGCAAGTGCCTCTGATTTTTGCCGTTGTGTAGCATCGGGATTTGTATTACCACCAGCTCCAGATCCTCCAGGACTCGTCTTCAGAATACTGTCCTTATATGGAGACTCATTTATCAACACCTCAATAGCTTCTTCTGGTGCTGCAGGATCGCCGGGCTTGGACATACTCAATATCTTATCCCCATTGCCACGTACTGCAAACACACGCAACGTTCCATCTTTCTCTTCAACGCTAAAATTTTTACCAAAAGTGTTGTAGACCATTTCAGATGGCACATCCGTATGATTCTTAATAAAACTACTTCTGTCAAATGCACCTTTAATTAGTAAATTACGAATAGCTGCATCTTTACGTTCAATGGCTTGATCTCTTTCTTGTATTTTACCCGTATATGCCGTAGTTAAATCCTTCATCTGTGTTTCGTATGCTTCGGCAACACCAGCTTTCAATTTTTCAACTTCAATATTTCGTTCTTTATCGAGTTGGTCCAAATTAGCCATTGTAGCAAGTGCTTTTTTGGCATCTTCTGGGTCTATACCAATAAAAGAGTCCAACTTCTTTTTAACATCTTCTGGTGTCAAACCATCGAACGCATCCAACTGCGCTTTATATGTCTCTTTTTCTTCGCGATACCCTTTGGCTTCTGCCTGTAATGCTGGAATTTTTGAGAAAAGGTGAATAGCATCCAGCCCGAATTCCTTTTCATCTTCTTTCTCATCATCAAACACCAAAGGTCTTCCATCTGCATCAACCTGAATACCGTCGCCACTTTCCAGTAACTTATACTGTAACGTCATTATTGAACTCCTTGCTTTTCCAAGCATTTGGTTTGACAAAATTTTCTGTATATTCCGTATACAGAATACCTTTAACAAAACATCAAAAATACATTTTTCATGTTACTTAACAAAATCGTTGACAAAACACACACTAACATATTATGGTATTGTAAAACATGAAAACACATATTTTTGGAAAAGTCAAGAACTTTTTTTTGGTGCTTGAAAAATAGCTAGGAGGATTATATAAAATGCCCAAAATGCCCAAAATACCAAAGGAATTACGCAAAATATTACCGCCTAGTAAAAAATTCACAAAAAAACCCCGAAAACATATGACCGATGCACAACGCTTTCAGTTTAAAAAAGAATTCTTGGAAGAATATAGAAAAGATGGAATGTCAATGGACAAAGCCGCTAAAAAGGTAAACTTCTCCAGACAGGTTCTTTACAAATGGACAGAGGGCGATCCAGAATTTGCGGAAGAATTTGAAAAATTACGTTTCTTGAAAAAGAATAATACACAAAAGGCATGGGATAAAAAACATAAACATGACGAGGAGTACAAGAAAAAGTTCTTAGAACTGTATGGAACTGGAGAGTATTCGGTAGTGTCTGTGCTGGAAAAAATATCAAAAAATGTAGATGCTGCATCCCTTAAATACTGGATAAAAACAGATAAGGATTTTAAAACAGATTATGAAATACTCCAATTACGAGTTAGACCACTAGTAACGAAAGGAATTAAAAATAAAAAAAGATTATCATCGGCAAAAGTAAGACTACGACAAGAGAAGTTTATTGAAGTGTTCAGGAAGAGCCAATTCAATATCACAAACGCTTGCAAAGCACTAAGCATACGTAGAAATCTCATAAAAGAGTGGTGCAACGCTGACCCCGATTTCAAAGCCGAGTTGGAAGAACTGCAAGATGAGAAAGAGGATTACGTTGAAGATAAATTATTTAAACTAATAGAAGCTGGTAATATGCCAGCAACAATATTTGCATCAAAAATAATGCTGCAGCAACCTAATTTTGGAAGAAGGCATGCCTACATTGAACAACCACAAAAAATAGAAGCTAAAATAGATCATACACACAAATTTGATCAGGATCAATTGGATGCAATGGTACGTGGTAGGTTAGTTGATAGGGGAAAATATGCCAAGATATTGGAGCTCGATGATCCAAACATAACAGATGCGGAGATTATTAATGAATCAACAGAGTGATCAGCTAACGCCAGAACAAATAGCACGCTCCAGCTTATTAAGTTACATCGGCCTTGAATATCCAAAATACTGTGCTGAACCAATGCATGAATTAATAGCAACTGCATTAGAAGCAGTAGAAGCTGGTCGTATACGGAGATTGTTAATAAATTGCCCGCCGCAACATGGGAAA